AGGCACCAGCCATGCCCCTTATGCGGTGGTGAAGATCGTTATCGCTTTGATGACAAGGACGGCAGCGGTTCATGGTTTTGCAATCAATGTGGCGGCAAAGACCAACGTGGTGGTGGCGGCACCGGCATGGATCTATTGATGCGCCGCAATGGTTGGACCTATCCCGAGGCTTGCCGTCGCATCGAGCAGCATCTAGGCCACATGCCAGAGCCACCAACTAAAGGCGCTGAATACATCTGGCGCTATACCGATACCTTTTATGTATGCCGGTTTCCAGCTAAGCGCATCCGGCCGCTTTGGTGGGATAGCACCCAATGGTTATGGAAAGCACCGCCAGCCCCACGGCCTTTATATGGCACGCAACAGTTAGCAGCTAACCCCAGCGCACCTGTGCTGGTAGTAGAAGGCGAGAAGGCTGCTGATGCTGCAGCGTTGCTATACCCATCAGCCGTAGCAGTCACCTGGCCCAGTGGTTGCAAGGCCATAGATAAAGCCAATTGGTCACCGCTTGCCGGCCGGCGTTGCGTGCTATGGCCTGATGCTGATGCCGTTGGCCGTGATGCCATGGCAAAACTAGCGATTCGCTTGTTAAAAGTTGGTGCCGCTCAGGTGCGCATCATCCAGCCGCCAGCAGACGTACCTGATGGCTGGGATCTAGCTGATGCAAATTGGTCTATCGCAGAAGCCTCTGCCTACCTCAAAACCAATCGCTCTGCGCCGATCTTGCTGCCGGAGCTTGCGCCGGAGCGAGAACCAGAACCAGAGCCAGTTATCGAACCTGATCCATTACCAGATGGCAATGATTATTTCACCTGTTTAGGCTTTGATCACGATGCTTTTTATTATCAACCACATAGCACCGGTCAGGTAACTAAACTAAGCCGCAGCTCACACACCAGCACTAACCTATGCGCTATTGCGCCATTAGGTTACTGGGAGTCACTATACCCAAGCAAAACCGGTGTCAACTGGACCGCAGCAGCTAGCAGCCTATTTGAAAGGCAAGCGGCAGCAGGCATCTACAGCCCTGACCGCATCCGTGGCCGCGGCGCCTGGTGGGATCAACGTCAATCTGTCCTGCACCTTGGCGACCGCTTAGTTCTAGCCGCCGGTACTGCATCCATATCAGATGGCGTACGCGGCAGCCGTTACCTATATCAGCGTCTAGGTGCCTTACGTGGCCCGGGTGCCGCTACTCCGCTAACCGACGGTGAAGCTTTTGTTATCGCTGGCCTATCAGAGCGGTTCCATTGGGAAGTACCAGCATCTGGCTTATTACTGGCCGGTTGGGCCGTGCTGGCGCCTATATGTGGTGCACTCGACTGGCGGCCACATATCTGGCTGACAGCAGGCGCCGGATCCGGCAAATCAGCCATTCTTGATCGTTATATTGCGCCACTACTAGGTGATCTAGCGCTTCATGTAGCTGGTAACACCAGCGAAGCTGGCCTACGGCAAACCCTAAGAGCTGACGCCTTACCAGTGGTATTTGATGAGGCCGAGAGCAACGAACGACCAGATCAGCAACGGATGCAGGCCGTCCTATCGCTAGCGCGGGTGGCTAGTAGCGAATCACGAGCCCAAACAATTAAAGGCAGCGCTGAAGGTGACGCACAGCGATATACGATCCGCTCAATGTTTCTTATGTCCAGCATTGCAACTGCATTAAAGCAAGGTGCCGATAAATCACGCTTTGCTCAACTCACCTTACGCAATCCAAATGAAATGCCAAAAGCAGAGCGCTTAGCTCATTGGGAGTCATTAGACCATGACCTAGACCGCCACATAACAGAACAAATTGGCCAGCGTTTACAGGCGCGTACAATATCTTTGATACCTACAATCAGGCAGTCAATTAAAGTATTGACTAGGGCAACTGCAGAGGCTTTTGATAGCCAGCGACTCGGTGATCAATACGGTACGCTATTAGCTGGCGCATGGTCTCTGCAGTCTGATCAGGTAATTACACGCGATCAATCATGGGCTTTAATTGAACAAAACAACTGGGAACCATACAGCCAATCAACTGAAATACCAGATGAACAGCGCTGCCTGCAATGTATATTACAGCATCAGATCCGCGTTGAAGCTGATAAGGTCGTCACGAGAACTATAGGTGAATTAGTAGAATTATCGCTTGCTTATAGCAGTGATATTGCAATAACAAAACACTTGGCAGATGCCACGCTAGGCCGCAATGGCATCAAGGCTGAAGACGGTCGGGTCGTCATCAGCAACACCGCTAACGCCATCGCTGCCATCTTGGCAGATACGCCATGGTCCAATTGCTGGCCCACTGTCCTGGCTCGCCTACCAGGTGCAGCCAAAGCAGGCGTAACACGGTTCAAAGGCATGACAGGCTCGTCTAGAGCTACATCCGCACCGCTCCAGCACCTTTAGTGTTACGCCTGTTACGGTCGCTGTAACGCCAAGATCCCTTGCGCCGCAACGGTTGTTACGAAAAATACGTTTGTTACGGTCCGCGGGAAGATCCCCCCCTATAAATAAAGCCATATACCTACCTATTTTTCCCTATGTATATGTATCTGGTAAAAGGTGTAACAACGTAACAAAAGGGAAAAAATCCTGTGGTGCCAGTCGGTTTCGCTGTTACGGTAGGCGTAACACGACCGTAACAGGCGTAACAGCGTTAAATTGCAGCACTTCCAGCCTTGCTTGATGCCTGAAATCAAATTCCACGTCTCCGATCACGAGCTATCGCAGTTGAATGCTGCTGCTGTTGCTGCCGGCAAAAACCGCGCTGCTTATATCCGCAGTCGAGCGCTTGCTAAATTGACCACGGTGGATTACCATTCACTGGTGGCTGGTGCCGTTCGTCAAATGCACGGCGACATCCCACGCGGCAAAATTGAACACCTCGTCGCATATGTCATCAATCAAACAGCAGCCGGTAATTGAAACTCTTCGCGTTCTACTGACCGAAGCGCTTGCAGTCGCGGCTGCAATCCGTGACAATGCCCAAGATGATCAGCAGCCATTACCTGCTGACATAGCTGAATCGCTCACATCCATCGCATCCACAATCAATGAAGCTTGTAATCAGTCAATCCGAACTCAACAATGCCCTGCGGCTGGTGGCACGTGCCGTCGGTAGTGGCCGCACACATCCGATCCTTGCTGGTGTGCTCCTATCCGCAACCGATGGCTTGTTGACTGTCACCGCCTACGACATGGAGCTAGGCATTACGACTGCCATCAGCGCCTCCGTAGAAGCCCATGGCAAGACCGTTGTCCCCTATCGGCTGCTATCGGACATCATTGGCCGTTTAGACGCCTCAGATGCCATCTCCTTGGCCGTTGGCGATGGTCGGCTGGCATTGGTGTCCATCAGCGGCTCCTACAACCTCTCCGTGGCTTCGGCGCTTGATTTTCCAGCATTACCCGTGGTGGATGCTGCCAATGGCATTGCCATCGACCTCACAGGTCCATTAGCAGCCGTCATGCCAGTAGCTAGCACCGACGCCAGCAACCAGTTGCTGCAGGGCGTTCACATCACCACTGGTCGCCTAGAATCAACCGACGGGCACCGCCTAGCTATTTGCGCCATTGATTTAGACGCCGAGTTAGACGTGGTACTACCTGTGCGCTGCCTGCAGCAGGTGCGTCAACCAGCAGTTATTGCCATAAGCAAAGGTCAGGTGGGCATTGCCCTAGCCGACGGCACTCAAATCACCAGCCGCACCCTGGAAGGCACCTATCCAAATGTTCAGCAGCTTATACCAACAAAATTTGCACACGCGCTAACCGTTGATCGCGTACAATTGCTACGTGCACTAGAACGTGTTGCTATAATTGCCGTTAATCATAATTCAGTTGTTAAACTATCAACTGCAACTGAAATTCTTGAGATCACAGCAGAAGCTGACGCCAACAGCGGCGCTGAATCCCTTGTAACCACTGGCACCTTGCCAGATCTTGCCATAAACGTTACCTACTTGATTGATGGTCTTAAAACCATGGATGCTAAATCTGTTACAATATCAGCAAACACCACAACCACACCCGTTACCTTGACACCTGATGGCAAAGATGGTCATACTTATCTTGTCATGCCTGTTCAAATCCGAAACTAATGGCTAAAAAGTGCACAAACACAGAAGCAGATCAGCGGGTAAATGCCGTCTATGATCTACTTTTGCGTGCACATAGTAGAACTCAAATTATACGATTTGCTTCGGAAACTTGGAATGTAGGTGATCGTCAGACTGAAATATATATGGCACGCGCCCGTCAATTGATGGCGCTTGATGCTGAACTTGAACGCCCGCAATGGTTGATTGCTGCTATCGCACGGCTTCAAGATTATGAACGTGAAGCACGGGAAAAAGGAAATTTAGGTCTTGCAATTAAGGCATTAGAAGACCAGGCTAAACTGCTCCGGTTTGAAATGTCGTGACTTTGCTATTAAACATCTGTAAACCTGGCAAGTTGCTAGGTTTTATGGATGTTAAGACGCAAGAAGACACTAGCGATCTACTGCAACGTATCCGCGCAGACCTGCACCCTGGCCAGCTTGCTTTTGTTGATGACACCAGTACGCAGATACTAGGCATCAGCGCTGGCTATGGCGCCGGCAAGACCCGTGCGCTATGCGCCAAAGCGGTGATGCTGGCCGCGGTTAATCAAGGCTTCATTGGTGCGGTGATGGAACCCACCGGCCCGTTGATTCGAGACATCTGGCAAAATGACTTTGATGATTTTCTAGATGCGTACGAGATCCCATATACGTTCAGGGCGTCACCGCTGCCAGAGTACATGTTGCACCTGCCAGGTGGTGACACAAAGATTTTGTGCCGTAGCTTCGAGAATTGGAGCCGCATCATCGGCCTAAACCTTGCTTGGGTGCTAGCTGATGAGATTGATACCGTAGCGCCAAACATTGCTAACAAGGCATTCCCTAAAATCCTTGGCCGTTTGCGCGCCGGTAACGTTCGCCAGTTCGCAGCAGCATCAACACCTGAAGGTTTCCGGTGGATGTGGAACACTTTTGGCAGTGATGAAGCCAAGGCCAGGCCGGACCGGCATCTGATTAAGATGCGAACTGCTGATAACCCGCACCTGCCGCCGGACTTCATCGAGCGGCTAGAGGCCAACTACGACCCAAGCCTGCTGCGGGCTTACCTGGACGGCGAGTTCGTCAACCTGACAACTGGGCAGGTGTATGACCGCTTCGACAGGGCTAAGCATGTAGTAACGGAGCTGCCTGACACCAGCCGTGAACCGTTACGTATTGGCGTTGACTTTAACGTCGGCAATATGTCGGCGGTGATTGCTGTCAGGATGGGCGGCAGCCTACTGGTGATTGACGAAATCAGCGGCGCCCATGACACTGACGCCCTAGCGCAGGAGGTGGTCAGGCGTTACCCAGAGCGGCGCATCTATGCCTATCCAGATGCCAGCGGAGGCAACCGCAGCACTAATGCAACGCAAACTGATATTGCCATCCTTGAGACTTATGGCATGTCAAACCAATCGCCACGCGCTAACCCACCAGTCCGTGATCGGGTGGCAGCAGTACAGGCATTACTAGAAAACGGCAAAGGTCAGGTACGGTTGCAGGTGTTAGAAACTTGCAAGCGCACCATTGAATGCCTTGAATTGCAAAGCTACAACGATAAAGGCGAGCCGGATAAGGATGCTGGCTTTGACCACATGAATGATGCGCTTGGCTACCTGGTGTGGCGTGAGTTCAACCCGCTACATGCTAAGGCTGGCCGTGGGACAGGCGTTAGATTGTATTGATGATAGGCCGCCGCGCCATGTACTCAGGCCAACAAAGCTACGACCGGCCAGCCGCAAACCGCAAGGTTGCTGCTGTTAATGACCCAAACGGCGCATGGTATGCGCAGCAAGCGCATTGGGTCTTGATCGAGGACTTGATGCAGGGTACCTACGGGATGCGGCGCAAGCACCGCCGCTATCTACCGCAGGAGCCACGTGAGCAAGATGAATCCTACGACAACCGCCTAGCGCGTAGTGTGGTGCCGCCGTACTATCAACGGCTAGAGCGGATGCTAGCTGGGATGTTAACGCGCAAACCGGTACGGTTGAATGATGTGCAAGACGTAATTCAAGAACAACTATTCGACGTAGATTTACAAGGAAATGACCTAAACGTTTGGACATATGAAACCACACGCAAAATGGTCCGCTATGGCCATATTGGCTGTTTAGTTGATGCACCAAAAGATACTGGCCGGCCATATTGGGTTACTTATACGCCACGCGATATTTTGGGCTGGCGCTCTGAAGGCAATGATTTAGTCCAATTGCGATTGCAAGAAACAATTGTCGTGCCTGATGGTTTATATGGCGAAAAGACAATCGAACAGGTGCGGGTGCTTACACCTGGTGCATATGAGCTTCACCAACGTGATGAGAAGAGCAGTTGGAAACTTGTTGATCAGGGCAACACAAGTGTAGAGAAGATTCCGTTTAGCATTGCATATGCTAACCGCGTTGGCTTCATGGAATCAAGGCCACCGCTTGAAGATATTGCAGAGTTGAATTTAAAGACCTATCAGGTACAATCAGATCTAGACAACCAGCTTCATATTTCAGCAGTGCCAATGCTGGCGTTTTACGGCTTCCCGTCAGCAGCGGAAGAAGTATCAGCAGGGCCAGGTGAAGCAATAGCATTTCCAGCCGAAGGCCGCGCCGAATACATCGAGCCAGCAGGCCGCAGCTTTGATTTTCAATTCCGCAGGCTGGAGCAGATTGCATCTCAAATCAATGAGCTTGGCTTGTCGGCGGTGCTAGGTCAAAAGCTAGCAGCGGAAACCGCTGCAGCTAAAACCATCGACCGCAGTCAAGGCGACAGCACCATGATGGTGATTGCGCAAAACATGCAAGATATGATTGACAACTGCCTACAGTTTCATTCTCAATACCTCAACACACCGCAGGCTGGTAGTTGCCTAATAAATCGAGACTTCTTAGGTGCAAGGCTTGACCCTGCAGATGTAAGCAGTTTGCTACAGCTTTATACAGCAGGCACCATCACACAAGAAACATTACTGCAGCAACTGGCTGACGGCGAAGTGCTAGGCGATGATTTTGACGTTCAGCAGGAGATTGACGCCACAGCAAATGCTGGCCTATGACAACACCATCAGCACTATACCGTAATGCTATTGACCTAAACCGTTACAGCAACAGCGTTGCTAAGAGTATTATTAGTGCTTACAACGATATTATTGTTGATAGCGTTAACCAGTTACGTACCATAAACGACTTAACCGCACCTATTAAAGCAGCACGGTTGCGGGCTATATTAGCGCAGCTTAAGGACTCATTAGCCACATGGGCTGGTGATAGCACGCTAGTTACCGCAAGCGAACTACAAGGTTTAGCTGAATTACAGTCGGAATTTGTCACTGAGCAATTGCGCAAGGTGTTACCTGCTGGCGCCCGCGACGCGGTTAATACAGTAGAAATCAGTCCGCAATTTGCGCAATCTGTTGTTACAACAGATCCAACCCAGATAAATGTTGTAACGCTGAGCGATGACTTATTTAAAGCAGCATACGGTTCACCGCAAACCTATAGCTTGACTGCAGCGCAGGGTACTACGATCACATTGCCAAACGGTGAAGTAGTACAAAAAGCTTTTCGTGGTATTGCTGAATCACAAGCTGAACGGTTTGGCCAAATTGTACGCAATGGCCTGTTGACAGGTGAAACCACACAAGACTTAGCAAAGCGCTTGGTCGGCAGGCTTGAATTTGGCCAGGCAGGCAGCGTTAGGCAAATTGCCCTTGCAGGTGGTGAAGTTACCAAGGCCGCTAACCATCAGGTGATTTCACTGGTGCGCACCAGCATTAACCAAGTAGCAAATACAGCAAGCCAGCAGGTATATGAAGCTAATCAAGATATTACCAAAAAGTATCGCTACGTCGCAACGCTTGACACTCGCACCAGTGCCATATGCCGGGCGCTTGATGGCCGTGAGTTTGAATACGGCAAAGGTCCTAAACCACCACAACATTTCAACTGTCGTTCAACGACAGTGCCGGTAATAAATTATGAGGAGTTAGGTTTTGATGCGCCGCCATCAGTCACCAAGGGTCAACGCGCCAGCATGGATGGGCCAGTACCTGCAAACACCAGCTACGGGCAGTGGCTGCAAGGCCAGCCGCGTGCCGTACAGGATGAAGTGCTAGGCAAAGCAAAAGCTGATTACTTTAACAAGCTTGCAGATCAGCATGGTGCTCGTGATGCCATTGCAAAGTTAGTTCGTGATGATGGGTCAGAGCTAACCTTAGACCAGTTGCGCAACCGCTATGGCAAAACCTAAGAATAAAGTCGCCAAGGTAATGGGCGAATACAAGCGCGGCACGTTAAATACTGGCAAACCAGGCCCCGGTAAAGGTCCAAAGGTTAAAAGTCGCAAACAGGCTATCGCAATTGCGCTTAGTGAAGCGGGTAAATCTAAAAAGAAGCGATAAGATAAAAGCGCACTTTAGCCTGCGGCTAATTCATGTCTGAAGAAAATGCGGTGACTGAGCAGTTACAGCGCAGTGTCGAAGCACTAGAGCGCAAGAATCAAGAGTTGATTGCCGAATTGCGGGCGGCCAAGAAAGCACCGCAACTGCCAGATGGGGTGAACGTTGATGAATTGCTTGAATTTAAACGCAAGGCCGAGCAATCCCAACTGGAGCAGCAGGGCAACTACACCGAAGCCCGGCAGGCTCTGGAGCAGCAATACCGTGAGGCGACGACGCAAAAGGACCAGCGCATTAGTGAACTTGAAACCCGAGTCAAAGAACTGGAGCTGATAAGCCCTGCTGTCACGGCATTGGCTGAAATTGTGCACGACCCAGACTTGGTGCTTAAATCCAAGCTGTCACCTGACCAGATTGAACGTGAGGCCGATGGCACCGTAGTGGTGGTCAATGGTTACCAACGTACACCAGTGGCTGAATGGGCCAAAACACTCCCAGCATGGATGCAAAAAGCACCTAAACCACAAGGATCTGGCGCACCATCAGGTCGTAATGCGGGCGAGATACCTGCAGGCACCGTAAACCCATTTGCGCGTGAATCATTCAACCTGACCGAGCAATCACGGCTGTATAAAACAAACCGTGACTTGTATGACCAACTAAAGGCGCTAGCATGATTGCATCCGGCCGCGCCGGTAGGCGGGTTGCGCCTGCTGCTATCTGTAAACACTTTTACTTTGGAGACACACCGTGGCGACACTTCGCTCCGATGTCATCATCCCACAGATCTTTACTCCATATGTAATTGAACAAACCACCGTGCGGAACCAGTTTCTGCAAAGTGGTGTTGCTCAACCCATGGCGGAGTTGAATGGTTCAGAGGGTGGTGACTTAATCAACATTCCTTTCTGGAAAGCAAACCTAACTGGTGACGCTGAAGTCCTTACCGACTCCACAAGTCTCACACCTGGCAAAATCACTGCTGACAAGCAAATCGGTGTAATCCTGCACCGTGGCCGCGCTTGGGAAGCACGCGACCTAGCGGCATTGGCCGCTGGCTCTGATCCTATGGCCGCTATTGGTCAAAAGGTCGGCGAATACATCGCTAACCAACAACAAAAGGATCTTTTTAAGACCCTTGAAGGCGTATTCGGTGCTCTGACCGGTTCTGACTCGCCTGCATTTGCAGACCTGCGCTTTGATACCAGCGGCATGACTGCCCTTGGCCCTAAGCAGGTTGCCCAGGCCCGCGCCAAGTTGGGCGATCAAGGCGACAAGCTGTCCGCTGTGGCCATGCACTCGGCTTGCTACTACGACTTAGTAGAACGCAAGGCCATTGATTATGTATCAACCGCTGATGCCCGTGGCACTGCGACCACCTTCTCTGGTGGTTCAATGGTTGCTGCTTATGGCGGCGACAATGCAGTTCCCACCTACATGGGCTTGCGCGTGATTGTCAGCGACGACATCACCAACGCGCGGCAACTATGCGTGCTACTTCTTTACCCAAGGCGCCGTCGCCACCGGTGAACAGCAAGCACTGCGCACCGAAACCGACCGGGACATCCTGGCCAAATCGGATGCCATGGCCGTCGATTGGCACAACTGCTTCCACCCTGTAGGCGCTAAGTGGGCCGTGACCACTACCAACCCAACCGGTGCACAACTGGCTACTGTTGGTAACTGGTCTAAGGTGTACGAAACCAAGAACATTGGTATCGTACGCGCCACCATCACATCCAACTACGACTGAGGCAGTTAACCATGGCTTCCATTTTTGAGCTTGGTGACATCCCCGGCGGCTTGCTGCCCGGTTCATGCACACTGGCGGCACCTACCGCCACCGCTACGCTTACCACTGCCCAGTCATACAACGCCATCATTCGTGGCGTTCCTACCGCTGCTGCGACCTATACCACCGCTGCGGCGGCTGATATTGTGGCTGCAATTGGTGGCGACTGTGTGGTTGGCACCTGCTTTCGTGTCGTTGTTATCAACGCCTCGGCTGGTGCTTACACCATCACCATTGGCGGTGGTACTAACGTAACCGTTTCTGGTGTTGCTACTGTGGCCCAGAATGCGTCTAAGGAGTTCATCGGCTACGTGTCAAACGTGACCGCTGGCTCCGAGGCGATTACGCTGTATGGGTTAGGCTCTACTGCATCCGCTGCTGCCTGATGGGTTTATTCGCTTTCAGGCGATTACGCGAACGTGAGGCTGCTGCTACGGCGGCGGCCTCTTTTTGCGTGCCTAAACTAGAACCAACGGAGTTAACTGATGGCAATAACAATCGACGCGACACCAAACGGGGCAAACGCCAACTCATACCTGACACTGGCAGATGCGCAGTTGATAGTTGACGGCATGGTACAGGATGCAGACGTTACCGCATGGGCGGCTGCTACCACTGACTCCAAAAACCGTGCTTTATACACCGCCACGCAACGCTTGGACCGTGAACGGTTTATCGGTGCCCGGTCAACTGACACGCAAGCTTTGCAGTGGCCGCGTACTGGTGTACGCAAACCGGACACATATATCAATACGTATGCGGTTGGGTTCCCATTTCGCATCACGACCGACTATTACACCGACACCGAAATCCCTGACCAGATCAAAAAAGCGCAGGTGATGCTGGCGGTTTACCTGAATAACAACGTCGATGGTCTTGGACTGACTGGCCTTGAGGACTTTAAGAATGTTAAGGTCGGCAGTTTAGACGTAACACCAGCGCAAGGAATGGGCGCCGATAAGATTCCGCCATTGGTTGAACGGTACATGATTGGCCTTAGAATAAGTGGGCCAGGTAATTTTGCTATCCGCCGGAGCTGACATGTCTGAATACGCCATTGGCTTTGAGTACATCAGCGACACGGCAGCGCATACTGGCCGCTTTTGCGAGCTGGTTGCATTTGAAGACTCGGTGATCGCTAGCGCTGTGATCCAAAACCAAACCGGCAATACATTCACCAGTGTGCCGCTTAAAGCTGGCCAATGTGTGGAAGCAGTATTCACAAGCGTGACGCTGGCATCCGGCAAGATTGCAGCCTACAAGATTTAACCATGAGCGATACCAACCAGTTTGGAATTGATTACGCCAAGGGAGCTACTTTCATTGGTGATAGCACAACAAGAGCCGGGCGATGGTGCGCGATTATGTTTAGCACAAGCTCTATTGTCGATGAATTGGTCTCATTGAACTGGGATGGTAGTACCCTATCTGGCCAATCTTTTGATCCCGGCACTACGCTTTATGGAGTATTTACTAGCATAAAATTACAAAATGGCCATTGTGTCGCCTATAAACTCTGATGGCACTCTCCACCGCGCTACGAAAGGCTGCTAGCAAGCTGATGGCTAAATTTGGCGGTATTGCCACTATTCGCCGTATTACCCTTGGCTCCTACGATCCAACCACTGGCACCGCTGCCGAAACCACGGCTGATACCAGTGTCCGTGGCGTGCTTGAAGATGTGAACAAGCGCGAAGTGAACGACCTAATCCAAGCCGGCGACAAGCGTTTAATGGTTGCAGCAGCAGACCTAGCTAATGCGCCAACGACAGCCGACCGCGTGATTATTGGTGATCGGTCATTGCAAGTGATCCAAGTGAAAATCATTGAGCAAGATAACGTAGCGATAACCTATGAACTAATGCTGAGGGATTAAAATGGCAGGCACCATCCAACTAGGCGACATGGGCGACTATGTAAACCAACAGATGGAGAAGCTGCTGCGCGTGGTGGTGCTTGATGTGGATGCAAGGCTCAAAATGGAAAGCCCAGTTGATACTGGTCGCTTCCGCGCTAGCTGGCAGGTAGGCGAAAATTCAGCACCTGGCGGCATCATGCCAGAGGGCAGCTACCCATCAGCGCCACCATTAAAACGGCTTGACTATAGCTGGGAAAAGCTAGGCAACGTCTACAGCGTCCACAATAATTTGCCATATGCAGAAGGTTTGGCTAATGGCCATAGCATTCAGGCGATCAACGGTTGGGTGCAAAATGTCGCAAAAGATGCCCAGACCTACGCTAAGGCACAAGCCGCCAAGATTGGCAGGGAATCATGAGCAGCACGCTAAACGATGTTCGCGCTGCTATTGAAGGTCGTATTGCAACACAGATGGCAATTGCACCGATATATCCGGTCAGTTATGCCAACGTACCTTTCACGCCACCAAATAACACGCCATGGCTACAGGCGTTTATTCGATTTGGTGATAATGCCTACGCGACGCTGCTGCCTACTGGCAATGTCGGCTTTAATCGTCAAAATGGCACGCTAGTAGTCAATATTTACACACCAACTGGCGCTGGCCCTGCTGCAAATTTCACTATCGCAGAACGCATCAAAGATTTATTCGATCGTGTAACGGTATCTGGCGTTATATTTGATGCGGCGTCCGGTCCGGCACAGGTAACCCCTGCGTCGCCTGAGCCTTACTTCCAGACGCAGCTAACAATTACGTTTGAGGCGTACCTAGACTAAAGCCAGCCATCACCTTCTACTAAATCCATGGCCGTCACTGTTCTGTCCGGTACGTCCGGCGCCCTGTATTACAAGCCTGCCGGCACTAACGGCACGTTTGGCGAATCCAATGTCACTACCGGCGTTGGCACCAGCCAGGCCGCAGTTGGCAGCTACCTGAATTTTAAGGTAGGCGATCCGATCAAGTTTTCACTGATCAACTCTCAAACCGGTGGCAGCGGCTCTGGCACACTGCCTGCTCCGCTCTCAAGCGCCACCACCTACTACGTGATTGGTTACGTCGCAGCCACTGGCGTGCTGACATTTTCCACTACCGCAGGCGGCACCCAACTGACGCTAACTGACGACGGCACCCTGACTGCTCCTAACGAGTTTCAGGTTGCCTACGCCGACTATGCAGCCGTAGGCCAGGTGCAACGCTGGGGTTTTGAGATCAGCCGCGCTGAAATCGACGTTACCACCATCGGACAAGCCGCTGGGCAGTATGCACCTTTCAAGGCATACATTCCTGGATTCTCCGATGGCACCGGCACCGCAACTGTCTATGTAACTAATGAAGACAGTGCACTATCCAATCGGATGGTAGAAGATGTGCTGCAACGCCAACAGGTTGGCTGTGCATTTAAGCTTTACACCGATAAGGCAGGCACCGAAGCCCTGAGTCGCAGCATCGCCATGGATGCTGTTCTGCTAAGCGCCAGCATCAACATCAACCCAGATGATGCCCAGATGGTGGAAATTTCATTCCGTCCCACTGGCACGCCTACGTTTGACTTCTCTACCACCGCTTGATAGCTAATTAACGGCCCCGGCATTGCTGGGGCCATATTTCCATTATTCACTAATCACAATGGCCGCTGCTCAAATTCGTGCACTTGATCGCCTGAAAAAAGCCGCCAACCTTACACCCGTTAAAAAAACGGTGGAGTTAAGTGACGGCAGCCAGTTTGAGTTCTACCGTACGCCATTGACAATGGCCGAACGTGAACGGGCGCAAAAAGCATCTAACACCGACGACGC